CCGCATCGCTGAGAAAGTGGTCGAGTACGCAGCAGCCGTTGAAGAGGTAATAGAGGGAGACTTCTCGAACTTCGACGGTACAGTGTCCGCGTGGTGCCAACGGCACGTCATGAACGCCGTCTACTTGAGGCATTTTGACACCGGGTCCCACGCCGAACTCCGTACGTACACCGACATGCTCATCTCCTGCCCGGCCCGTGCCAAGAAATTCGGGCACCGGTACGATGCGGGGGTTGGCGTCCGCAGCGGCTCGCCCACCACATGCGACCTAAACACGGTACTAAACTGTTTCATAATGTACGCAGCAGTACGGCGCACCAACACGGAACTCACCCCCGACGAGGCGTTCCTGCAGGTGGGCCTGGCTTTCGGCGACGACAGCCTCTTCTGCAAGCAGTACAAAACAGGTTGGAACGCCGTGGCTAAGGCCCTGGGTATGCGGCTCAAAGTGGAGACCCACGACGCCTCAAGAGGGATTACATTCCTAGCTAGGGTCTTCCCAACGCCCCACACGTCCACCACGAGTATGCAGGATCCACTGCGCACGTGGAGGAAGCTTCACTTGACCTCCAGAGTGGCTTCAGTCCCATTGGCCTCAGCCGCGGTTGATCGGGTCCAAGGGTATCTGGTGACAGATGCTCTGTCCCCCATCACCTCGGACTTTGCTGCCATGGTGGAGCGCTCCTACAAGGAAGAAGCCGATAAGGACGGGCGGCGTAACACTCGTGCGTGCAGGGGGGCTGAAAAGCCCTACTGGCTCACGGAGGGAGGCACATGGCCCCAAGACGAGAAGGACGTTGAGAGCCTTTGGCACTGCACGGCCGCAAGGACCGGATTCACGGTCGAGCAGCTGCGCGAGTTTGCCACCTCGCTCTCCACCGGAACTCCTTGGTCGGGACTGACCCTTAACAGGGAAGCCGAGCCGGTCCCATACTCCGGGACCCTCGGTGCGGATAGCCAGCCGCTTCCCGAGGTGGACCCTCGTAGTACAACCACTAGCAAAGATGACATCCAGACTCCTAAACCAACTGGAACTGGCACCACGTCAAGCCGTGGTCCGGGTGGCCGCCCTACGGGTGGCGATCACCAGGGCCCCACCACCGACGAACCCAACGGTGGTGCGGGACCTGGACGCACACCTGGCCTGCCTCCAAAAGGCGGCGACCACCCTGGAAAACGCGACGGCCGCACTCATGATGAAGCCCACCGTGCGGGCGTACCTGAACCTACCACTGGCGG